GCTATCTGCTGCTATAAGCGCCTCTAGTGATGAGGCTATGGACTTGCTCAGGGACTATGAGTTCCTTGTAGAGAAGCGCGAAGAGGCTTTAATAGGAGATGATAAACACCAGGTTTATGAAGGTGTTGACATTGGCGATATATTCAAGGAACTTTCTTCTGATAATCTGATTAAGTTGTCTCCTCCCTCTCTCAACGAAGTGTTAGGGGGCGGGGTAGTTAGAGGCATGCACATTGTTGTGTATGCTCGTCCAGAAGCAGGGAAGAGTTTATTCAACCTAAACCTCACAGCGCGCTTATTAGAGCAAGGCCTACGTGTCCTATATGTAGGGAACGAAGATCCCGCAGCGGCGCTTAGACAGCGTATTGTGTCCTCTTTACTGGGCATGGAGAGACGTGACATACTAGCTAGTCCTAATGAAGTGGAGACTAGCCTGTATGAAGCCGGCTACGAGAACTTAGTATTCGTTTCTTTAGCTCCTGGTAGCGTGAATGATGTCAGAGGATTAGTACGGAAGTACAAGCCTGATGTCTTCATTGTTGACCAGATACGTAACCTGTACAGTAGCAAGAACCTCACAAAGGTGGAAGCCCTTGAGTATATTGCTCAATGCATGCGTAATCTAGCTAAAGAGACTAACTCTGTAGGTGTTAGCGTCACACAAGCAGGGGCATCTGCTGAGGGTAAGTTGTCCCTTGGCTTGAATGACGTTGACTTCTCTAACACAGGGATTCCTTCTACGGCTGATCTAATGATTGGCTTAGGGACATCTCCTGAGTACGACAAGAGCGACAGGCGTGTTCTTTCTCTTCCTAAGAATAAAATCTCGGGGATACACACGAACATAACTGTAGCTGTTAATCCATTATTAACCCAAGTTAAGGATGATGTATGAGTATATTTACAACTATATTTTTAATTAACATAGTATTATTTGTTGCGTGTTCTGTAGTAGGGGCTAGTAAACTTGATACGAAGAAGTTAAGTGATACCTTCTTTGCTGTGTACGGGGGGTGGGTACTAATTACAGGCATTAGCATTCCTGTATGGCTTATTTATATCATTGTTACGTGGGGAACATAGTTACAATGCGTTAATGTAAGGAGACATGGTGGCTATTTATGTCACTATATATAGTATAGGAGCACATATATGGCAATACCTTCTTTTATATCTTCTCCTGATCCTTCTATTTATTTATCAGATAACTATGTAGTGCTTGACTTTGAAACAACAGGTGAGGATTATGGCACAGCAACAAATCCTGATAACGGTTTAGTCACAACCGTATTTAGATATAAGGGAAGGGAGACATTATTAAACGTCAATGAATATAAGCATGCCCCTTTATTAGAAGCAATAGAACAAGCTGATTTTATTGTGGCACATAACGCTAAGTTTGAATTAGGCTGGTTAAAGCGTTGTGGCTTAGACCTCACACAAGCGCTTGTATTTGATACACAGATAGCAGAGTATGTCCTATTAGGCAATCGTGCCGTAGGCAAGCTCTCCTTGGGCGTAGTAGCCAAGAAATATGGCTACGGAACTAAAGATCCTTACATAGATATTCTGATGAAGTCGGGTATATGCCCTTCTGACATGCCTAGAAGTCTTTTAAACCACAGATGTAGGAAAGACGTAGAGCAGACAGAGAATATTTTCTTAAAACAAAGGGCATTATTACATGAAGCTGATCAACTAAAGACGTTATACACCAGATGTATATTCACACCTGTATTAGCTGACATAGAATTTAATGGCCTTCATTTAGATGGAGAGAGAGTTGTATCCACTTACTCAGAATACCAAAGATCGCTTACAGAGTGCAGCAATAAACTTGCAACGCTTTCAGGCGGAATCAATTTACGGTCAACTAAACAGCTCGCAGACTTCTTATACAGCGAACTTGGTCTTAGTGAACTTACAGACAAGCGAGGTGATCCCCTTAGAACGCCCGCAGGTCGCCCAAAAACAGATAGCGAAACTATTACACGACTTGCAACGAGTAATAAGCGACAACGAGATTTCATATCAACTTACAAAGAGTTTAACAAACTTAGTAGTGCCCTAAGTAAGAACCTAGAGTTCTTTATGGGTGTTGTCAAGGAGATGGGGAGTACATTTCTAGGTCAATTTAACCAAACTGTAACACAAACGCATAGGCTATCAGCGTCAGGGCGCAGACTACAGTTTGATCTGTTTGAGAAACCTAAGAGTGTTCAGTTTCAGAATCTCCCACGAGCCTTTAAGCCTATGTTCTCCCCTAGAAACCCAGGGTGGTCAGTGGCAGAGGCTGACGGCAGTCAATTAGAGTTCAGGGTGGCGGCACATCTAGGCAGGGACGAAGTAGCTACACAGGCCATTAGAGAGGGCTTTGATGTACATTCCTTCACTGCCCAAGTGTTGACAGAGAATAAGGAACCTACCAAGAGACAGGAGGCTAAGGCACACACGTTTAAGCCCTTGTATGGAGGTAACTCAGGAACTAAGGCACAGAGGGCTTATTACGCTGCCTTTCGTGAGAGATATGGAGGCATTGCTTCTACACAGCAGGAATGGATACATAGTGTGCTGGCTAATAAGAAGCTCACTATACCCAGTGGGCTTACATTTAGATGGCCTGATACACGCTTAGATGGGAACTATATAACTAATACCCCGTCTATATGTAACTACCCTGTACAGAGCTACGCTACGGCAGATATTATTCCAATTGCTGTAACTAAACTATGGCACGAGATGAAGGCTAGAGAATTAAATAGCTTCTTAGTCAATACCGTGCATGACTCTGCTATATCAGAACTGCATCCTGATGAGCATGAGGAGTTTAAGGACATAGCCTTTGATGCATTCACTAATTATGTATACTACTACTTACAGGAAGTGTACAATGATGCCTTCACTGTGCCTCTGGGGGCAGAGATAAAAATAGGAGGGCATTGGTCAGAGGGAGAGGAAACCAGTATTTCTGTGGAACCTCCTCTTAGGAGTTAATATGGCAGGATCTAACTACGTAACATGCGGAGAATGTGGTAAACGGCTTTTTTATGATGGAGATTTTTGTGCCAGAGAATCTATGAAAGACAGAGGAGAGACAGCTACTGTTACGTGTGATCACTGTGTTTCAAAATTAAAAAAGAAAGTAGGTAAACTAATGCAGCATGATCGTCGCAGACACTGAACTAGTAGGCCTAGGAGCCGTGTAGCCGTGGCAGCCTAATAGCAACCCTGTACGCTGGTAAGCAGGAGCTTTAATAACTAGAAGTTAAGAGTATATTTATTTCAGATAATAGGGATTAATTATGATATTAGAAAATGTAACATTACGCTGGGTAAACCACATCAAGCCTGATTCTTATGGCAATTTAACTATGGATGTAATGCTTGACGGAGAGCAACAGCTTGCTATGTCAGAAGCAGGGCTCACATTACGTAATGATGAAGATGGTGTCTTCTATCGTTTTAGCTATCCTCCTGTGACTAAGGATGGAGACCCTGTAACTATTAACATTACAGATAGATTCGGCATTGACTTCCTTGGTAAGGTACGTAATGGTGCTAAGGCAGATGTTGACTATTATGCGTACTCTTGGACATTCGGGGCTAAGGCAGGCGTTAAAGGGAGAGTGGTGACAGCTAAGCTACTTGATGATGCTGCAACTGCTGGTAGTATGACTTATGACTTGCCAGAAGAATAAGAGGAATAAATAATGGCTACAGAATTAAAAGAAGTTGTAATTGCTGCTAAGAGTAGGGCAGGTACAGGCGTTATGATTAATGGTAGTTGGTATAATGGCTCTGCTGATATGCTAAAAGACATTAACAAAGATGACACAGTTAATCTTACACATGGCGACAATAGACAACTAACTGCTATTGCTGTCACTAAGAAGGCTGCTGTAGGGACAGGAGGGGCTGACGGAAGACAGAACACCATCACCTTCCAGAGTGCTAGGAATGCAGCTATTGAGTTACATAGTACGTTAATGGCTGCTGGTATTCTAAGTAGCCCTGCCAAGAAAGATGCTAAGTATGACGCAGCTATGGCGTTTATTAACGAGCACACAGCTATATTCTATACACAAGCAACTGCTGTGTACGAGGGTAAATCAATTGAGGAGGCGTTTGTGTGAGTATACAGTCTAATAAACGAGACTTTGAGGACGCGCTAGCTACTATGGCAGGTGCAGTAGAGGGGCTGCGAGGCGTCTTGACAAGTGAGGTACTTGAGCCTATGGACGCTGTTATGCGGGAATACACAGAGTATTATATAGATGATATCGACAGTATCATTGAGGAACGAAATGTAGTATGCAGGGAACGCAAGGATGATTTACTGGATGAGATTAAAATGGGAGGTACTTAATGTCTGATTATCAAGACCAAGGGCCTAATGATGGCAGTGTTTACATTAGTAGTAAGGCACATTATGAAGTCTACAGCAGTGACGAGGGATATAGCGTAAGGAATACAACAACGAGAGTTGCTGAATACTCTTCTAAGTCATTACCTCAAGCTATTGGTGTAGCAGAGCAATATGATTATATGCTGTCAAATAATACGTGGCAGGAAGTGTTGGCTGATATGTTTGTAGGGTATACAGTTCCTACTAGGTCACATCTAAGTTCTGTTCCTTTAGGAGATGATGCATAACACCTTTGTGAGCGAGGAGGCTATTATGAATGAAAAATTAATTCTGGATTATTTGATTGCGAATAACATGAAGATCTACGATGACAGTTATGTTATAGATAATATTTCAACGGCTGGTGAGTGGGTAATGTTTTCAGAGGTAAGTAGTTGCGGGCACTACAAGGACCAGCTGATGATCCCTTTGTTTGATGTTGTCGCATGGGTATATTCAAAAATATCAGACAGCTAACAGTGCAAATAAGAGGAAGGACATGGTATTAATATTAGACTCAGATAGTCTCCTCTACAAGGCAGGCTTCTCTGTTGAGAGTACCACTAGGTACGTAACTCTTGAGGGAGAAGCCACTAGGGCTACATTCCTTACAGCCGCAGATATGAATGTGTGGTTAAAGGAACAAGGTCTTAAACGTGATGACGTTACAATTGAGAAAGAGCATCATGTAGAGCCTGTAGAGAATGCTATTCATTTATTAAAATCTCTCCTTAAAGGCATTCAAGGTAAATACCCTGATGCCACAATGGAAATATACATGGGGGGGCAGGCAGCCTACAGGTTTGCTTTGTTCCCTGGATATAAGGCCAACAGAGGAGAGAAGCCTGTACATTATGAAGCTCTGTTTAATTACATGAAGAGTCTAGGCGCTATTATTCCTGACGGAATAGAGGCTGACGACGCTGTATGTATGAGAGCTTATGAATGTATGGACGAGGGAATTGACTTCGTTCTAGCAGGCATTGACAAAGACCTTCGTCAGATTCCTTGTAGGCATTATGACTACGGGAAGGACGTAGAAGTTATCCTAGAGCCCTTAGAGGCAGACTTTAACTTCTACACCCAACTCCTTATGGGGGACGGGGCTGACAATATACCTGGGATCAAGGGGGTGGGAATTAAGACAGCACATAAGCTGCTAGCTGATTGTGAAGACGAGGAAGCTATGTATCAAGTGTGCTTAGACAATTGGGAGGATCACGACGCTATGCAAATTAGTGCAGAGTTGTTATACCTCCTGCGCCATGAGAAAGATGAATGGGGGCCTCCTCTGTGAAGAAGCCTAAGAAGCAGCTTGTACCACGCACCCGCAATGCAGAGACATTAACAGAAGCTGCATATTGGGGGAAGGTGCGGTCTGCTCTACGTAATGCCTTCCGCTATTGGAAGCCTATGGAAGAAGCCAAGAAGAAGGCCCGTAGGATAAACAGAAGTGGAGGGAGACATCGATACGAGTTTCAATGTGCAGAATGTAAGAAATGGTTTAAGGACGCTGACATACAGAAGGATCACACTATTCCAGCAGGGAGCTTAAAGAATGGTGATGACCTTAAAGGTTTCCTAGAAAGACTAACCCCAGAGGAGGGATTTCAAATGCTGTGTAAAGATAAATGCCATAAGGCTAAGACAGCCAGGGAACGCCAAGAAAGGAAAGTACAATGAATATTTATATTGCATACAATTATGAAGATGAGCCTACCTCTGTACTACTGGCTGATGATAGAGAAAAGGTAAATATTGCGTGGGCAGCAATGAAACTCGTTCCTCACAGAGTGGAAGAAATCGATCCTACAGCTATACAGGGCATAGGCGGGGTAGGATTTTTATTAACGTCCGAAGAAGCTAATAGTAGGGATTACACAGGAGTTAGAGGCGGAGACTATAGAATATGGAAGAGAGGCGTATGAGACACTTACTAATCCCAGATACACAAATATTACCTGGCGTATGTGTTAATCATTTAAACGCCCTTGGTAATTTCATTGTAGAGAAACAGCCGGAAGTTATTGTCTGTATTGGAGACTTTGCTGATATGCATTCTCTCTCCTCTTACGACATGGGCAGAAGGTCAGGAGAGGGGGCTAGGTACGAGGAGGACATTAACGCTAGTAAGGCTGCTATGGAGACTCTCTTAGCTCCTCTACATGCTTATAACCACAGGCGTAGACGTAACAAAGAGAAGATGTATAGGCCTCGTATGGTTATGACATTAGGGAACCATGAGAATAGAATCAATCGTCATGTTGATTCTTATCCTGTGCTAGAGGGAAGGCTATCAACAGATGACCTAGGCTTTAAAGAAGCTGGGTGGGAAGTGTACCCCTTCTTAGAAGTTGTAGATATTGACGGCATATTGTATTCCCATTACTTCCCTCGTAACGCTGACGGCAATATTGTCCAGACAAACAGAGGGGCTCCCAATGCACGCACACAAGTGCAAAGAGAGCAACAGAGCTGTACGTCAGGGCATAAGCAAGGTCTTAGCTTTCATGTGCAACAGCTACAGAATCGTAGGCACTACGGTTTAATGGCTGGCAGTTTCTATCTGCATGATTGTGACTACCTCAGTCCTCAAGGAACTGCCTATTGGCGAGGCATTATCCTTAAAGAGAATGTCAGAGAGGGGGAATATGATCCTGTGTTCATTAGAGATGACAATCTAATTGATCGTTATTGGGACGGTAAACACGTAACTGTTTAGGAGATTAATAGTATGGCCTTTTACAGAAAGAGTAATTTACAAGAGATGGTTCCTTGGACAATTGACACGTCTATGGATGGTGTAAGTGTATCTCAGTCAGATATAGACACAGGCAGTCCTCGGACAGGGGACATGATTGCTATTAATGCTAATAGCCCCTCAGACAGGTGGCTAGTTGCAGAGCAATTTTTTAAAGATAACTACGAACAGGTCTTCCCAGAAAACTCAGGCATTCCTGATAACTGGTCACCAGAATTATGAAAACTTACGTAAGCAAGTACTTCACAAGAGAAGAAGTGGCGTGTCGTTGTAAATGCGGATTTGATACATTGGATGCTGAGACAGCTAAAGTGGCAGATGATGTCAGGGAGTTTGAGGGAGAGGGCATTACTCCCAATAGCTGTTGTAGATGTATTAAGTATAATAGAAAGGTACAATTTAAACATACAACTAAGCGCCCGGTAACTAACACATCACAGCATTTATATGGCAGGGCTATGGACTTGCCTGTAAAAGATCCTAAAGCAACTTATGATTATCTGTGTAAGAAATACCCTGGTAAGTACGGCTTTGGCTTATATACTAAAGCAGGGTTTGTTCACGTTGATACAAAGACAGGAGGAGCAAGACGATGGGGAAAGTAGCGCGTAAGACTGTACAGCAAAGGATAGATTTAGCGGTGGAAGAGGCATTAGCAAAAGAGAGAGCAACCAATGGGAGTAAGACTGTTACCTGCTCAACATTCACAGGCGTACAGTTTGATGCAGAGGCGGTAGGGGCCATAGATACTATAGCAGAAGGACTAGTATGTAATGCACAAGCATTAGGAGCCCTTGCTTCCGTCCTAAAAGCCTCTAATGTAACGATAGAAAGTTTATTAAAACTTTAAGGAGATTTTATGGGTAGCGTAGAAGAGTTTATTGCAGAGAGTAATGCCATTGAGGGCATTCATAGGCCTCCTAGTGAGGCAGAAATAGCAGAGTATGAACGTTTCATGGCTCTGGATGACGTGACCATAGCTGACTTAGAGATATTTGTTAGTGTTTATCAACCAGGCGCTAGATTACGTATTGCGCAGAGTGATAATGTTAGGATAGGGAAGCATATACCGCCTCATGGTGGTATGAATATCCTATACCTACTTGAGGACTTACTGAACGCAATAGATGAGGATACACCCTACCGTTCCCACGCTGCCTATGAAGGCATTCACCCCTTTACAGATTGTAATGGCCGTAGTGGGCGTATGTTGTGGGCGTGGCACATGAATAAGTTAGGACTATCTACGGCTCTTGGTTTCTTACATACGTTCTACTATCAAACATTAGCACAGGAACATGAGCATGGATGAGTCAACTAAAAAACAAAAGTATAAAGAGATAGATAGGCTGCTTCGTAGGGCCAACTCCCTATTAGATGCAGTATATACTTTACATACATCAGAGACCCGTAGTATGAGTAGAGACGCACAGAGCAGTTATTACGATGTTGGCGGGATAGAAACTCTAGACATCATTAAAGCAAAGCTACCTCCAGAACAATACAAAGGGTATTTATTAGGTAATGTTATCAAGTATTCTAGTAGATGTAATCACAAAGGGAAATTAGTACGTGATGCGGAGAAGTTAGCTAATTATTCTGAATGGCATGTAGAGGCCGTAAAGGAGCAAGAAAATGACAAAGAAAGTACAACCACTCCCCTCGAAGTTCATGACGGTACATTTAACAAATGAAGATAAGGCTGCGTACGAGGCACTGTGGGTAACTAGCGCTGTGGCCCTGTTATCCCCCATAGCAAGAGCCCTTGATAATAAGAAGGGTACGTTGCTAAAAACCATTCTTAGTTCTGAGACATCTAATAAACAATTAACAGATGCTAGAGCAGAGATGCGGGCTATTGACAGCCTCTTAGCGCTTATTGTAGGGGGCAGGGAATGAGTAAAGATGCAGAGGTCTATAAATTAGGCGCACAGAAGGCCGCTATGTACAAAGCTCAGAGGGATGTATTTGACACAGCAGTTAATCAGATTGATGACTACTTTGAATATAGAGCAGAATCAAAGATTGATAAGCTCACTGTACAATGTATCTTGAGTAGATTAACTGTTGAGCTAGCAAAGATAGAACTAAAGGAGATGCGAGGTGACTGACAATAACGGCATAGAAATGCAGCCTGTGGCTATTGATACATGGGACAAGAAATACAGATTACGTGACAAAGACGGGAACGTCATTGATCACACAATTGAAGATACATACATGCGTGTGGCTAAGGCTTTAGCAGGCGTGGAGAAGCCAGAAGAGCAGGAGAAATACACTAACCTGTTCTATGAAACTATGAAGGCAGGAGCTATTCCTGCTGGTCGTATCATGGCTAACGCAGGCGCAGAAGACCATAAGCCTGCTGTCTCGCTAATCAATTGCACCGTGGCGTCTATCATCCCTGATAGCATGGAAGGCATACTAGAAGGCCTTAAAGAAGCGGGGCTCACACTAAAAGCAGGCTGTGGTATTGGCTACGACTTCTCTACATTACGCCCTAAAGGGGACACTGTAGCAGGGGCAGGAGCAACTACGTCAGGGCCTTTATCCTTCATGGACATATACGACAGTATGTGCGCTACAGTTTCCTCAGCAGGAGGGCGTAGAGGGGCTCAGATGGCTACGTTTGACATACGTCACCCAGACGTTGAAGACTTCATCAAGGCTAAGAGAGAGGATGGGAGGTTACGTCATTTCAATTGTTCTTTATTAGTGACAGATGAGTTTGTAGAGGCTGTTAAAGATGATAAGGAGTGGCATTTACGCTTTCCTGTAGAGGATGGCCCTGTGTATAAAACACTAAAGGCTAAAGACCTGTATTCTCTTATCATGGAGAACACTTACGATTACGCAGAACCTGGGTTATTATTTATTGATACAATTAGGAAGGGCAACCCTTTAAACTTCTGCGAAGATATTAAAGCTACTAACCCTTGTGGCGAGCAGCCATTGCCTCCTAATGGAGCTTGTTTGCTGGGCTCTATTGATCTAACTAAGTTTGTCATACACCCCCTTACTCTGGCTGCCCAGTTTGATTACGTTAGTTTTGCAGAGCGTGTTAAAATATTCTCTCGTATGTTGGATAATGTAGTGGAGATTAGTGGGCTACCTCTAGGTACTCAGAAAGAAGAACTCCTAAAGAAGCGCAGGCATGGGATGGGCTTCTTTGGACTAGGCTCTGCCCTGGCTATGCTAGGCATCCGCTATGGCTCTAGAGCATCCTACGTTAAAGCGTCCAGCATAACCAAGGTGCTAGTAAAAAGTAGTTGGGAAGCTGCCGCTATACTGGCGGAAGAGAAGGGCTGTGCTCCTATTCTGCGAGAGCACAATGGCGCTTTTCTACAAACAGAATATATGCAGTACATTAAAGGCGCTGTGTCTAAAGGCGCGTGGGAAACACTACGTAACTTCGGTAGTAGATATACACATGCTACATCAATTGCGCCTACAGGCACGTTAGCCCTGTCATTTGGTAATAATGTTAGTAGTGGTGTGGAGCCTACGTTTGGGCATACATATACACGTAACATTATTGTTGAAG